GGAGCAGTCGGAGCAGCCGGAGCAGCCGGAGCAGCGGGAGCAGCGGGAGCAGCCGGAGCAGCCGAAGCAGCGGAAGCAGCCGGAGCAGCCGGAGCAGCGGAAGCAGTCGGAGCAGCGGGAGCAGTCGGAGCAGTCGGAGCAGCCGAAGCAGTTTGTGAGTGTGGCTAGCGCGGCCCGGGCATTCTCTTCCGAGCCCCATTTTTCGATACTGGCGAGGTTGCCCTTGTCATCTGTGATCCAAGTCATGATTTATTGCCTTTCTTCAATGAGCAGTCATATCGCGCAAATGCTTCTCTGACTTTCTGGAGCCGTTCGCTGCCAAACTCGGCTCCCGACTCCCACCATCCTGGGGGGGTATCCAATTCATCCCGATCAATCCCATCGAGAATGATCTCAATTTCGCGCAGCAATGGATTATCCATGATTATTCCTCTTTCAGCGCAGTGATTGCGATGTTGTGAATTACGCGGATGGCTGAATCTTGAGGGAAATGGCCATCGCGTGCCGCTGCACAGTTGAACTCTATGGCCTCAAGAGCGGCCTTGAGCCGTTCAATCTCATCGGCCGTTTTGTCAATGTATGGGCTCATGCTCGCTCCCTGTCAGTCTTCTCGGCATTGATGAGCACGGCCATGAGCGGCATTCCCAACAGAACAACGATAAGCAGACAAGCACAGATGGCGATTTGCGAACCGTTGGAAGTGGCCAGCATTTCGGCTACCGCAATGAGAAGCCCCATGGAAACGGCCAGAAGAATCACACTGGTGAGGTCTTTCATGCGTAATCTCGCGGAATATAGCCTAGGACTCTATTAACTTCTTCGCAGGCGGCCTTTCCCTGTTCGGAGAACCAGCCCCGGCGAAGCTCCATCTTCTCTTCGTAGTCGCCCTCATCATCGAAAAAGCTCACCGGGATACCATCTCGATAGGCTTTGGCTCCGAGGTCGAAGTTTGTGAGCTGCTGCGCGGGCCGGTGGTCAGAGATGTTGATTATTTGTGCCATAGACTCCTCCAGAATGCCAACGCCGGGACTTGTTTGTCGCGAGGAGCAAAGAGCCAATACATGGCCAACCAAACGGCTAGTGCGATTATTTGAGCCATCGAACTTGCCCTCCGTTCTTCTCCGCCTCTGCGAAGTACCATCCGGCCCGCCACTCCTGAACATTGACAGCGGCGGTAAGCGACATGTAAGGAATCACCAAGTAAGGACATTCCTCGATTGGTGTACCTGCCTTAAAAGCCTCTGCCCCTTCTGCTCGCTTGCCAACTAGTATTTGGTCTAACATATCGATCTCCCTGGAGCCGATTATGGTGCTCTTCGGGCTGGCCCACAAGATCACCGAAGTAACTTCCTCGCGTCGAACTCATCGAGCAAGTCAGCGATTGGCCGCCGATCCTCTGGTAGCATCTCTTCCAGAGTTACGAATGCCAGCTCAATGGCGGCCAATCGCTTCTGCTGCCCTTCGCGCCGGGCGATCATCACCCGCGCATGTCGCTCCCGCAGGTTGCGCCGCCAGCTTCGTTTGGGTTTCATCGTCTCTCTGCGTTCGCAATAGCTAAGCGGGCCTGTTTGATTCCCGGCATGTGATCCATAGTGTCGTCTTTGCCCCAACCTTCCGCCATTATGGCCTTAAGCGCTGCAAGCAATTCGTTATGGCAGTTTAATGCTCTAACTATTAACTCCCCATTGGCATCGTCTTCCTCAGGAGAAATACAATGGTGACGATTCATGCTGTCACAGATAGGATATCCGTAGTGGTCATTTATCCCTTTTGGGATTGGTCCGTGGACAATGAAATACCGACTGCCACTCATGCTATCTTTTGCATGGTCCAATTCATAAATCATATTGACTATCTTTCTGGATATCCGTCCCATACCGCAACTTTTATGTCTCCTGAAACTGTTTTATAAGTTACCGTTTTCATTTTTGCTCCTCCTAGCGGGTGATTAATCCGCCAATGATTCGAGTATGATCTATTCGGTTTTTCTTTCAAGATAACCGAAGTACCGTTACCATTGTGCTCGTCCCTTTCATGTTTAAGCCGAATTTCGAGCCAAATAAGGGCCTGAGACTTCAATGGGAAGAATACGATCTTGAAAGTTTCCGTGTCGGTGAAGGCCCATTTCGCCCGCATCCGCTGCACAAAGGCCGGTTTTTCCAGTTTGGATAGGATATAGCTCATGATCTCCTCCAGCTCGACTCAATGAGCCTTCGAGTGTGCTCCCCGGTGATCTCCTCGATCTGGCCGGCGCTGATATCTATTTTCCCCCACGAAGAATCCCGAAGGTTAGCAGGTCCAATATTATCCAGTTCGCGGAAATATTCCTTGGCTATAGCATCATTGTCGATTTCGTCCAGAAACGTAACAACCACTTTCATTTCTTCACCAGCCACACAATCCAGAGCAGTAGAGCCCAGACCGGAAGCGAGCCGAGTACTCCCCAGAAGATGCCGCGCCAAAGCTCACGATTCATTTACGCAGTCCCAATTTCAGCAGCGCAATCACATACTCCCGCAGGGTGATACCGAGCTTTGCCGCCGCGCTCTTGGCTTCGCACTTCAGCTTCCGGTCGATGTTCTTAACGTGCAATTCGGCCATGCGGGATAATATTCACCTTTTTCACCACAATGTCAAGAGAGAATATGGTAATCTTTCCGGCATGAAATTAGCTCACTTCCGTACGAACACAATTCTCTCTGGATGGTCTAATCTTGCAATCGCACAAACCCTTAGAGATATAGGGCATAGATGCCTATTGGGAGCAATCCCGGTAGATTGGAGCGGGGCCGTCCGCTATAAGCTGGCGCTGGCAGAATATGAGCGGATCATTACCGAGATGCCAACAATCGGGCAGCTCGCGGAATGCGATGCAGTTCTAGTCTCCGGACCAGAGTACATTTTCAAATGGCTGGAACAACTTTATGGTTCGGCATGGAAAAGCAGAGTGATGTCTGGCCGCCCGGTGATCGCATTTCACATGGAAAGCTCCGTGAGAAAGGATCGCTCCTTCAACTTCGAGGCGGCGAAGCAATGGGCCAATGTTCACTATTATCCCGATCCTCGGGATGCCGAGCGATTCAAAGGGCTCTGGCAGAGGCCGGCGGTTGATCTCTTTTGGTTTATGCCGTTGACTAATCAGGAGAAGCGTCTTGATGTTGGATTCGCCGGGAGCCTCTATTCTTCTCGCTCCAAATATCTTGAGGCGCTGATGCCCCATATGCAGGGAATTGAATTCCGAACCGGGTTCCCGATGGCTGCAGACATCTTCGGAGAGATTCATACTAGTTGGGTGAAAAACTATTTATATTCAATAGCTTCCATGAAAATTCACCTTTGCCTACCATCGAACAATTCCAGCTTCGATGTGGGCCGGGTCTATGAAACATTGGCGGTGGGAACGTTCTGTCTCGCACCATTTCCTGACAATCCTTCGGACCTCAAAGATAAGCAGCATCTGTGCCGCTATGTATCGCCTGAAGATGTCGCGAAGCAGATCCGCCATTACCTCGCTGAGCCCACAGAGCGCCAATTAATCGCATCGATCGGGCATGAATGGGTCAAGAAAAACTGCGATCTGCGCCTGGTGCTGGAGCGAGTCCTAGAGGAGTCCGTCCCCGGCTATTCCTCGCCTGAACTGATTTCCAAAGAAAATGCTTGACAAGGTGTGCTAAGATTCTTTTCATCCAGCCGAACATAACGCGCCTGTGTCTCTTCAGGCTGGCCCGCGGTAAGTGGCCCGATATGGAGGAATCCCCATCTCAAGGCCACGCATCCGGCGCTCCGGCGCTGCGCTCGTTCCCCTTTACAGCCAAAACGGATATCGTATTCGCACGATCTCGCGCCAAGAAGCAATGGACCTCCTGGAGACCGAACAGGCGAAATTCATGCGCGACGCCTCCGGCAGGTGGTTCAAGGATGAGCGGATTCAGCTCGCGGAACTCGTGCACTCCCCGGCAATGGGAACTTCCAATTCGGACTCCAGCCCGGCCGGGATCGTCGCCCGCGAGATGCGGGCCCAAGCGGATTGCCGATGCGGCGGCCGCGAATCCTGCAAATGCTCTCTAGGAATCCGGCGCTCACGCAATAAGGTTCTCGCATGGCCATCGATCGGCGGCCTAAAAACTTTCCAAGGACACCTACCATGTCTCTCCTCTCAATCGTGAAAGTCAATTTTCATTTCGAGCGCGGCGGCAAAGCATCCGAGCATCAGTATGATTTTGTTGGGGTTAGCGCAATATCAGAAGCTAACATCAAGACTGTGCTCTTAAACAACAATCGCACGCGTCCAACCGGAGCAGTTGTCGTAATCGACTCGGTTGAAAACGCGCACACTCAAATCCTAGTGGCCTGATTTAATCTCCCGGCATCCAATGATGCCGAGGTTAAAAACATGGACCACCACAAAAGCTCACAGAAAGCTCACACCATGAGCGACAATTCAAGCGCTTCAGTTGCGGTTGCCGAAGAGAAGCCAAAGAAACCAGAACTCCGGCTTTACAAAGTCTCCTATCATGAGGAGAATAATGGAGTTGCAATTTCTGGCAGCCACAAATCAGCGCTGATTGTCGCCGCGGCGGACGATCATCACACAGCCGTCCCGGAGGTCATCACGCGCAACTCCGATCCGCTCCCCGAAGGAGCCTCTATCAAAGTCGATTCGGTTTCGAACGCCAGTACCGGGGCAGTATGGGTTTAAAGCGTGCCCGCAACTTCTAAGGCCCAACAACAAGCAATGGCCATTGCCGAGCACGAGCCGGACAAGCTCTACAAGCGCAACTCCGGCCTGCTCAACATGAGTCATCAGCAGTTGCATGACTTCGCTGCAACATCAACAAAGGGACTGCCGAAAAAGAAACCATCGCCAAAGTCCTTCTATGGTGAAAAATAGTGAGCCTAAAGGACTTACCAGACAAGAAGCAGCAATACATCAAAGAGCGGCTCGCCGGTAAGTCCAAGACTCAGGCCGGAGTCGATGCAGGCTATTCCTTCGCGACAGCTCGCAATGCCGGCCATGCGATTGAGACGCCCGATGTCCGGCGCGAGTTTGCGGCCGCGATGCGGCGCCGAATCTCTGCTGAGAAGATTGCGGAGACAATCGAAGCAGGATTGAGCGCGATGGAAACCAAGTTCTTTCAGAAGGATGGGAAGATTGTCGACACTGCTGACGTCATTGCGTGGGGAGAGCGGCGACAATATGCGGCCCTGGCGGCTGAATATGGCGGGTACTTTGTGCCGCGCAAAGAGGTAGATGTCGACGTCGCAGACGATTCAGCGGCCGGAGAGGTTATACGGCGGGTTCTCCAAAGCGGAGATCCGGGCACAACTCCCCCGGCTGACGTCAGCCCAGAAAGTTGAGCTTGCGGCCGCCCTTGAGGCAATTGAGCGGCGCTATATCGATGAAGATTGCGCGGTCGACCCGCTGTATTGGTTGCAGAATCATACAGCTACAGAGAATCCACATTATCTGAAGCAGGGGCTTGAGTTCAAGTCTCCTTTTCCGCGGAAGTCATATTTCATCCCGGTGTTTGAGGCTTTCACTTCGCACCGACGGCTTTTCATCCCGAAGACTCGGGAGATGCTGACGAGCTGGTGTGTAATGGGATGGGCCACGCATATGGCGCAATGGCAGCGGGCCTTTTCGGTTGTCCAAGCACAGAGCGAAGATAAAGCCTTTGAACTCGTGGCTTATGCCTGCCAACTGTATGATAATCAACCGGATTGGTTGAAGCGCAAGCATCCACTGAAGCAGCCATACTCGAAGCAGGAAATCGAGTGGGCCGGCGGTGGGCGCATCTTCGGACTGCCTAAGGGCGCGGATAAGCTCCGAATGCACCATCCAACCATCTACGTAATGGATGAGGCCGCTTTTTTGGATGAGGCGGAAGCATGCTACAATGTGGCGCATCCGGTCGCGCAGCAGATCATCGCGATCTCATCGGCCGGTCCAGGATGGTTTGGGGATCAGTGCCAGCGGTTCTAATGGTGCCAGCCAGCGGCGAAGAAAGCTAATCCGCGACTGAAGCGTGTTTTCAAAGCCTTTTATGGGGAGAAGTGATGGAGTGCTTGGCGTTTGCATTGTGGTTTGTTACGGGATATTTTCTTGGTAGAGCATCGCGTTCTTCGCGGCAATCTCAGCGACAGCCCATCCAGAAAATGCCCATGTCTCCATTTATGGACGGGTTGATAAATGGAATGGGAAGCGCCGGAGCTAAAGTCGCTCAAGCGTCCTCGCAATGGCAGAATGAAAGTTTCTTCAAAGACTTCGCGAGGTGGCCATAAATGTCGCCAATACTTCCGAAGGAATCGAGCTTTTACGGAAAAGCTAAAGGGCTAGCGAACCAAGCGGCGGAATGGCTGGCAACTGTTGGTCAGACTCCCGAGCAGAAAGCCGCACACCAGGCGCAACTCGCCGCCGGGGCGCAAGCGGCAGCGGACAACAATGCGGCTCTGGGCGATCTCGCGCAGTATAACACTGGAATCGTGAGCCGGTTCGGGAATAGCGGGGCCGCGCCGCAGGCGAGTCCGACGCCAGCGCCTTCTTATGGCCGTGGTACGGCAAGAGTTCCAGGGGAGCGCGGGAAGCCACAGCGGGCGATCGTGCATGGCGCGGAGGGTATTGTGCGCGGGCCGGTGGCGGCCCGGAGCACATCAGCCATTGCCAAGGCGAATGCTCATCCGAAGAAAGGGAAGCTATTCTATGGCGAGCGCTGACGTTTATACTAAGCTGAAGAATAAGGCCGTTCAAGCGCCAGCAGATGGCCCGAGCGGTGGTCAAGGGTTGGTCCTGAATTGGCAGGTTCCCCCGCCCGGACCGAACACTCCGGCGGACAATTCCATGCAGATTCAGGATTTGAGCCAGCAACAGCCGAAGCCAGCGCCAAAGAAGCCCAAGCCATTCTACGGTGAGAAGTGAGCTTCAGAGATCAGCAGCAACATCATCACAAGCTCCGCGGCATGCAACAAGCCCTCCGCTCCGAAAAGACGCCAGGGCATTTGAAACCTCACATCCGAAAGGCAATCGAATCCATGAAAAGCGTAAAAGGTCAGCCGATTACGGGAGCCGCAAGCGAAATGAAGCCGGCGCGGCGAAGCATATTCAATGGGCCGGAGACCCGGCAGGCCGAAAATCAGATTGCCGCTCCGCCGCAGCCTTTCCAGCAGCCAAACTCCGCCGCGAATGCTCCGGCGCCGGCTGGCCCAATTCCGAATGCTGGCAACTTCGGAATGAAAGGCGGATCTTCGCCTATGACCTCAACCAATCCAACGGGGAACGGAATCCCGGGCCACAATGACAAAGTGGTTGGCGGCCGGCTAGGGACTTCGCATCCGAAGCGCATCGGCAATCCGCACAATCAGCCCCAGGCGCGAAAGCGCAGCTCATTCTACGGCGAGAGGTGAGAAATGAGAGGTAATCCCTTACACCTGATTCTGATAGTCTTGGCGCTCCTGCTCTTAGCGCTCGCCGCGATCCCGAGCGCGGTTGGTTCGCCTAAAATCAACTTCGGCTGGGCTGGCATGTTCTGCCTGGCGCTCGCCTATTTGTTCTGATAGAGCATCCCGGCATTGAGCAGTGGGAGAATGCCTCGGGCATTCACATTCTCCGGCTGCACTATACAGCCGATCCGGAGAAAACTCCGGAGTGGGCCGCCGCGCAAAAAGCGGGCATGACGGACAAGGCCCTTGCCGAGCAAGAATATGAGATCAAGTTCGACGCGAAATTGGGAACGCTACTCTATCAAATGGACGATTCGGCTACCCTTGAACCGTCATTCCCAATCCCGCACGATTGGACGCGCTACATGGCTTTGGACCCGCATCCTCGAGTGCCTCACGCATTTCTTTGGGCTGCGGTAGATCCATGGGGCGATGCTTATATTTATCGGGAACTGTGGATGTCGAAGATTTATGGCAAGCCCGGGAACGTGCCAGAGGACGATTACCGTTTCCGGATCAAAGAATACATCGAGACGGTCCAATGGCTGGAATCAGCGGCCAATAAGGACAATGGCGGGAAGAAAGAGAAGATCCATCTGCGCGTGATCGATTATGCGGCGCGTGCTTTCCGCGACACTACGGACTCCGAAGATCAACGGAACCTGCAGGAGCGGTATGAGGACTGGAGTCGCCAGCCAATCTATGGGCAGCCGCCAATGTCCTACCCGCTGAGCTTCGCGGATTGCATCAAAGACCGAGAGGCCGGCGCTGAAGTGGTCAACGACTGGCTGAAGCCGCGGCAGGTTGAAACCTCGAATGGCTGGAAATACAAGTCCAAGCTGCATATCTTCCGGGATGCGTGTCCGGAGTTGCTATTGCAGTTGCGGACGAATCGATTCGGGACGCTTTCACCGGCAATGGCTGAGAAAATGGACCCTCAATCGAAGGCGCTGCAGAAGCGCAATCACTTGACGGACTGTTTGAAGTATCTTTGCATGGAAGGCTTGCGATTCGTGCCGCCGGTTGGACCGCCGAGCACTTGGAAGCCTATTACGAAGGGAGTGGCCTACTGATGAACTGGCGAAGGCTGTATGAGATCACGAAGAAGCATTGCGAAGAACTGGAGCGCGAGGTTGTCGCTGCGGTTCATTCGGCGGAAGTGAAAATCAGAGGCGGAGTTCCGGTTGACCATCCTTCGCATTGCGGGCAATTCGGTATTCTCGCTGGTATGACTGAAGGTAGTCGCTGTCTCGAAGATCCCCCAACAGTCTCAGATCATCCCCAAGTAACCAGCGAACCGGATGATCTTCAAAAAGACCTCGCGGCTCTGGCCGAAATGAGGCATCCAGGGCCCGGCGAGCCATGTTGCGAAAATGGCATCTTTGGAGATTCGCATCTCTGTATGAAAACAGCCTCCATCAGAATCCGGTGATTGACACTCCCCTAGCCGATATCATAGACCGCCGCAACGAATCCCGCCGCTACTACCAACTGAACTATTGGGATGAATTCGTCGATGCCTACATGGCGATCAAATGCCGTACGAAGCAGATTACGAAGCAGGATCGCAAGGGCAATGAAATTGAGGATCTGACTCGGACGAATGTAGCCATGCCGGAGATGTCGCTGATCCGGCGGCGCAAGGTGGCCAGGTTGACAGCGCAGCCGCCTAAAATCAATTACACATCGAGCGGGCAAGTTGACCCGATGATTGCCGAGAAGCTGACATCGCTCGCTTATATGCAGTTTGACCGATCGGACGAAGCGAAAGAGCATCGCCGAGTCGTCGATTCGGCAATGATCTTCGGGCGCGGCATCTCGAAGGTCTTCTATGACACGATTGAAGTGGAACGTCTCCTCCGCCGGGATTTGCTGACCTTCCGAGATCGGCGCAAGGCCATGGAAAGCCAAGGCGCGGACCCGGAAGAGATTGAAAATGCTGTTCAGGCGAATGGCGAGCAGTATTCCGACGCCGAAATTACCGAAATGATCGCCAAATCTGGCCCAGAGCTAAAAGGTAAGTTCAAAACCACTCAGTATGAGGGTCCAGTTGTCCGGGTCTGTTTTATTGGCGATGTCTTCGATGAGCCCGGAGCGCGAACACTGAACGAATCGGGTTGGATCGTCGAAAACTACTTTGAGAATGAGTTATTTCTCAAAAAGATGATGGCTAAGACCTATTGCGATCCGGAAACCGGGGAGGAATTGCCGGTATTCGATCCGAAGGAATGCCAAGGGCTTATGGAAATGGGCTCCTGGAATCCTAACCAAGGGACACAGCAGCCCTATGACCTCCGGACCCGGCTGCGCACCACGGGACTAGCGCAGACCTTACCACTCTTTCCGACTCGCCTTCTGCCTGGGAAGCGCTTCGACATCATCGAATGTCATGAGCGCGACAAGGAAGGCCAGATGTGGATTACCTGGATCGGGAATGAGAAATTCACGCTCGGCAGAATGCCTTATCAATGGAATTTCTATGGGAAGTCCTGCTATACGGAGTTTGTTCCGCAGCCTGATCCTATTGGAGCCGTGGGAGATTCCCAGATCCGGCTCTTGAAGGGCTCTTGGGCGCTCCACAATGCCGCCGCGGGCAGCCGGCGCGACCTCGTGAATCAAATCCTGCGGCCGGTCATTCCAGTAGGCAATACCGAGGACGTCCCAGAAGAGGTTTTCGAGCGCTCGCTCTATCGCGTGGTGGTGGTAAGAAATCCGGCTACATTTCGGCCGATGAATGACAATGGCGCCGCCGCCGGGGCAATAGAGGCAGCCAACAACGAGGAGGCCCAATGTCTGCGCATGATCGGAATGGCAGAGCCGAGCCTGAACAACGTGGACACTGGCACGGAGGCCAACCCGCAAGCAGGCCGAACTGCAACTACTGCGGTTCTAGCAGCAAAATCTGCCGATGCTTTGACGAACGACGAGATAAACCAGCTGGAGGTCTATTTCAAGGAATTGGGAGAGAAAAAGCTCTGGATGAATCAGCAGAGCCGGGAGCGCGGGCAACCTTGGTCGATCGATCCAAAGTACATTAAGACTCAAGGGCTCAGCCAACGCTATGGCCGCACAGCAGCAATCCAGCTTGACCCAATGGAGATCCAAGAGGACTTCCAAGTGGAGCCCGAGGCTGGTTCAATGCTTGCCGTAGATGATGACATTCACCGGCAAGCCGGGATGCAGGCCTATCAAATGGCAATGTCAGACCCGCAGAATTGGGATACCAATTATGTGGCGTCAACGGTGGCGAAAAGCATCCGCGGCATTGATGCAGAGAAGGCGGTTCCTCCTCCTAAGCCTCCGCCTCCTCCGCCACCACCGAAGGTTTCCGTTTCTATTGCTGTTAAGTTTGAGACTCTTCCTCCGGATGTACAGCAGCAATTCCTGCAAGAGATCGGAATGCAGCCAAGCCAAGACCTCCAAGTACAGAGCACGCTGGACGGAATTGAGCGCCTCGGGAAAGCAGCAAATGCCGCCCATGACATGCTCCAAGATCCAAGCCAAGAAGGAGTCATGGATTCAGGCGAGCCGGAGACATCAATGACTAAGGGAGTCAATGGAGGCTGAGCCTGTGACGCTCCAAGAGGCTGCGGCGCTTCTAACGGCCATAAATAGCTATGATTGCCGCAATGCGCTACAGGCATTCTTTCGGAATGCTTACGTGCGGAAGCTCGACGAATGCCAGCAGCACATTATCAAAGACCCGCCGGAGGTTAACCAGTCAATTCAGGCCGGCGCGGCCGCAGAAGTCTACCGTTGCGGATTTAGTGATCTAGTGAAGTTTTGCGACACTCAACTTAAAAGGGCGAAGGCATGAAAAGAATTATCTTTGGATTTATCTTGCTGATTACCGGAATGGCTTATGGGCAATCGCTGGTTCTTGCGGACGGTCGCGCCATTCAGAAGGGATGGGCAGCGCTCACTGCCGGCGGAACGGCTTGTGCCTCGGGCTCTGCTGTAACCACTTCGCAAACCGTTGGATTCGACGTGAGCGCGGGGATCCCGAAGAACCATACGATTCAGCTCGTGGTGACTGGAGGGCCAGCAACCTGCACGGCGCAACTATGCGGTTCGATCGATGGCGGCACGACATGGGGAAGCCTATCGGGGGATCAGACTTGCACATCCTCGGTCATGTTTCATGTTGATGCGCGTCCGGCACTGATGGTTAAGGTTTCTCTTTCAGCGCTGACTGGCGGAACTTCTCCAACAGTAATGCCGATCTATGTGGGTGGAAGGTGAAAACGTTACAAACGTTACTCGCTTTCTTACTTATTTGCGCTTTCGGAATAGCGCAAACCACCTGCGTCAACTGCGCTGGTAGCGGAGCTGGAACAGGCTCATGCACCAATAAGGCCGTGACGGCAGTTAACGGCGGGGCTCCTACATGCTCAACGATAACATCTGCCTTTGTGGATACCAGCGTTGCTCTTACGGGCACGGATATTAATACCTCGAATCAGGTCACGGCTACTCATTTGGCCGCTGCATTGCCGGTCGCGCAGGGAGGGACCGGAGTTACCGCATCACAAGGCAATGGAACTAAAAATCAGCTTTCGACTGGGACAACAACGACGAATGATTGTGTCAAGTTCGATGCCAATGGAAATACGATTGATGCCGGAGCGCCATGCGGAGGAACCGGGGGGCAAGTCTTTCCTTCGTTCACAATTCCCACAGTGAGTGCAACGTTCACCGTGCTAACAGGTGCAGGGCTCACAATCACTGATACGACTTATGGTTCTGGAATCGTAGTGGCCAATAATGGAACTGATCTTTTCGGTGCATGGGCTCCAATTCCGACCGCACCCTACACGATTGAAGCCGGGATGAGTTGCAGCACGAATGCAACAAATGGAACGAATACCGGGGCTCAATATGGTTTCGGAGTTCGTCAAAGCTCTGCAACGAAACAGGATGTTGGAGAGATCATAACCTTCTCTCCAACAAATGGTTCGATCACGACAGGGATTCAATATAGGACCTGCAACTTTACCAATGATGCGGATACAACCGGATCATGCGGAAATTCAGCCAATACTGCAACCGGCAACATGACATTTTTCCGGACCACGGACGATGGCGCTGCAGGAGCGACTAGCCGTAAGCGGTGGTGGTCGAATAATGGCCGGGTGTGGACCGCCGGAGATGCCGGGGAAGATCCAACGGTGATTGTTGCAAATCAATTTGGATTCGCTTTCGGAGATAGTCCCAATGCCACGACATGGACTTGTGCGATCCTACACGTTAAAACTTGGTGCGCTTCGGGATGCACGGTGACATGCGCCGGGGCCGCTTGTGTTCAGCCGCAGGTGATGCCATGAAAATACGATTCCTCTTTCTCGTTATTTTGTTTGCGTCTGCCCTTTCGTTCGCACAGTGTAATACCGGAGCGGGCGAAGTTGTTGTAGCACAAGTGATGGACGCGACGAAACCGCAACCAACATCGACGAATCTTGCCTGTTATAATTCATCGACGCAGCAGTTTCGTTTACTCAATAGCACACATCCGGTCATCGTCAATTGCGGAGCCACGCTTACATGCGCCGGAACCTTAGCCACTAAAGCATTCCTTGCCACCGGCATTGCAACGCTTACTGCCGGGAGTGCTACGGTCAATATCACAAGCGCGGGATTCACGGCAGCACCACGATGCTTTGCCAATGATGCCCTGGGCGTGCTATCGAGTGCTAATGCGACTTCGGCAACATCTCTCACGCTGACCGGCACGCTTACGCATACCGTTCAATGGATATGTGTAGGACCTTGAGGAAATAAAAATGAAATTCACTGCCATTCTGTTGATTCTGATCTCATCGGTGTTTGCGCAAGAGAGACACAAAGCAGAGCATAAGCCTCGCCCGGTCACCTTGCCAATGTTCCAACCAGGGCCTCCGAGAGTCGATGATTTCTTTTACCTCTTCATCGCAACCGAAGATGTCAAGGTGCCCGCCGATTGCCGGGGATCGCGCAGCGTGGCCGCCATTGCGCCCGCGGGCGCGGCTGTCTTCCAACTCTTCGCAAACGATGTGATGTTTGGCACGGTTGAATTCGCACCGGGAGATCCAATCCCGCATTTCACCTGTTCTCCGATTGAATTGCATGCCGGGGACGCTCTCTCGGTCATCACGCCGATAGTGGGCGATCCTAAATTATCGGACGTAGCAATGACCTTCATCCTTGAAAAAGTTTCGGCCAGACCCACTGGCCAATAAGCGCCTAGACCCACTAGGAGCGGAAAGCAGCACAACGCAATGGCAGATATAACCGAGGCGATCACGCAAGACCAAATTGCGGATTCGCTATTGTCTCCCATGGACCAAGGCGAGCAGACGGAAGGTCCAGCCGGACCCGAGGCCGAACAGCAAACCGAAGTCCAAGAGCTTGACGCGCAGCCGGCGGAAGAGCAAGAACAATTCGAGGAAGATGGCGAGGACTGGCTCCCAAACGAGCAATCCAAGGTTTTTCCTCAAGAGATCATTGCCAAGTACGCGCAGCGTTACGGTTATACGGAGGAGCAAGTAGCGGCTGACCCACAGCTCGCAAGAGTGCTCCATGACAAAATCAACTCTGACATCCTGATTCAGCGCAATCAGCAGCAACAGCAGGAAGCAGCGCGAGAGCAACAGCAGCAGCCAGAGCAGAGACCCACTCAGCAGACGCCGCAGCAGATTCCTTTCGCGCAATGGCAAGAGAATGCCCGCCAATTTGTGCGGCAAATCGGTCTGAATAGCCCGGAGGTGGCGAAAGCCTTCACTCAGGAATTCATGGGCGCATTTGGCGTGCAAAATATTGACGGAGTGAATGCCGAGAAGTTCACGGAAGTCATGAGCATATTCGGTCTGAATCTCCTCAATACGGCCATACCGCTCCTCATGCAAGCTCCAAGCGGAATCGAAGGCAAGACAATGTTCCAAGCATTTGCCGAGCAATCGTACCAGGAACTACCAGCCCTGAACGAGCGTGCGACATATGCCAATGCCTGGGATTCCGTTGTCGAATCAAATCCAGCCTTTGCCAATCTCCCGGCATTCGGCACGAAGCAGTGTGCTCAGCTCATGCGCGCAGCTGCGGACTCTCTTCCCGGATTTGACGCTGACACCTTCGCGGAGATGCGGTTCTCTGGCCCGGACGGACGGCCACTCTCGAATGCCGATAACAACCAGAAAAAATATGCAATTCTCGCTCAGGTTGCGATCGGCCAACAGCCAAATCCTGCCATGATGGCCAAAGCGGTTGAAACAGGAAAACGCCTTGCTCGCCAAGCGGATGTCAGAAAATCGGCGGGGAACCTCGGGGCCGGCAAATCCAATATTCAGGGGATGCCAAAGAGTACTGCCAATGACGATATCTTTGCGGAAGGTTTAGCCATCTACAAAGGTGAGCATGGGCGGCTCTAAAGCCTAGATCATGGCTCAATTAACGGCCACACGCAGTTTTAACCAGATGGTTTCGGACACAACGCAAGTGCGTGATGTGTCAGAACAGATGGTCCTATTGGAGCCGGATGCGAGTCCGCTCTATGTGCTCACGAATGCCGCGAAACGCAAACAGCCCTCGATTGCGCCGCGGTTTGAGTGGGTTGAAGACAATGAAGTTCCTCTTTGGGGACAGGCGTCAAACGGTACTACCGATTACACTTCGGCTTCGACCTCAATTGTGGTTGTGGATGGAACGATTTTCGCTGTGGGCGATATCGTAGCTGTTCCCAAGGCGATCACGAGTTCGGCGGCGCCGGAAGTATTCTTGGTCACGGCCGTCTCGACGAACACGCTAACCGTCACCCGCGGAATCGGCGCGGCCGGCGCGGACACGATCGGCGCAACGACTTCGCTTCGTATCTTGGGATCGGCGGCAACGGAGAATCAGACGGTCTATGGGCAGCGATACACTGCCAAGTCCGTGCAGATCTCCTATTGCCAGATCTTCAAAACGCCGGTGCAGGTCACGCACACTGCAGCATCGACTAAGCAATATGGGGCTCCGCAGGGTGAGCGCAAATATCAATTGGTCAAGGCGCTGATCCGGCATCGTTCGGAGATTGAAGGGGCCGGACTCTGGAGCCGGGCCTCGGAGTCTCTCTCTTCGCCGGGCTCGCGCTGGACGACAATGGGCTGGTTATCGCGCATTTCGACCAACAAAACCGATGCGAATACCACGTTGAGCATTACCGTGTTCAACACCTTCGCGGAGACGGCTTTTCGGTATGGAGAGAAGCAAAAACTTCTGTTGTGCGCTCCGAAGGCCATTTCGGCAATCAATTTCTTCAGCCAAAACAAGCTCCTGACCCGCGTCGGGGACACGGTTTTCGGTGTGAAGATTGCCCGGTTTGAATTGGCCCTCGGAGAGTTCATGTTGGCCAATGATTATCGCCTCGGGACTTCGGATACCGGCTTCCCGGCGGGCGGTAATTCCTTCGCCAGCCATGCCTATTCCATTGACTTGCCTTCGGTTGCTTGGCGGCATCTCAATGGCGGCGGCGACAATCTCATCGGAGACACCAAGCTCTATGAGAATGTCTTGCCGGACGGTTCCACCACTCGAACGGACGAGTATCGCACTCAGGGCGGATGGGAGATCCGTCACGAGAAAAAGCATGCTCTGCTGTTTGACTTCAGCGCTTACGCCTGATAAGGTGTAGGCAATTGGTTCATACGGTAATTCCTGGAAGGCCCTGCGAGCATAGCGCGGGGCCTTGCTTATTTGGAGAGTAAATGTCTCAGCAAACCTGCAAGAACTGCGGCGAAGCCATCGTGAATGGCCGGTGGCAATGCGCGACAGGCGAACAGCACGAGGTCGACGCCAAGACCTATTACATGGACGATGCGCCATCCGATCCTGGGCCATACGTCGACGGACCCGGCGGCGAGCGAATTCCGAGCTATGGCAACATGGCTCATGCCCAGACCATTATTTGCAATTTGGTGCCGTGCAAGCTGGTTGTCGGAGTCGATGGCATCCAGCGCGAACAGCCAGGGCGCAATGTGACTTTTGTTCGCGGAATGTTCCAGACCACGGACCCCGAGTTTCAATATTGGCTGGACAAGCGCTCCGGGCTCTGTTCGCGTGAGCGATGGGAGCAAGTCTACCTTTCGCCTAGTCAACGGCTGGAAATGCGCGAACATGCGCTTGCGGTTGAATCCAAGCGGATTGAGACGCAGAAGAATGACTTGCTGGCTATGGTGCAAAAGCAACAGCAACAAAAAGGCGCCAAAGGGATGGCGATTACTGAGGCCAATTAATGGCACTCTGCGGGAATTGCGGGGCGGCGGCGCCCCGCGTCAAGACAATTTTTACCAAAAATGGCATTTTATTGCCGATACCGAAAGACGAATGTCCGGTTTGTGCCCCGCAGAGCTTTGAGCCGGCTCCCGATCCGTCAACGCGGAAAATCTGGATTGGCCCGGAATACATGCCGAGCCGCTACCGCAAAAAGACCGATCATCTTGGAGACTATTACGAAGGAACGGACGAACTGCGGGCCGATACTGAGGACGCAATCTCTCGCGGTGCAACCGATGAAACGGAAAAGCTGGAGCGCATGAAAGCGCAAAAGCGGCTCAATCGACGGACGGCTCCATTGAAGTCTGGCAGCGTCGAGCATTTCCAAGCCATTAACCGAGCGCGGGAAGTAGCAAAGAACCTCGAAGATACTCACAAGCAGTATTATGACCAAATGAAAGAAGCGGAAGCGGAGCAAGCGCGACAGTTTGCGCACTCACGCTTGCCGCTGGTGCGCGTCAATTGAGCAAAAAATCTAAGGGAATCAGTGAGGTCGATGCTAAGCGGCTGGCAGAAAAGCTATTTGCTTTCGAGGCCGGGCGCAAAGCCATCTCCGAAATGATTGGAATGGAGATCGTCGACAAAGGCCCGGGCCACAAAAAGCCGATCGTTGCTGTGCTCATGCCTTGTTATGACGCCCCGGAGCCGCTGACCGTCAAAGCCTTTGCCGAGATGGTCAAAGCCTCGCGGGAGTATGCCGCCGTCTATGACGCCTCCAGCCTGAATGGTTCCTCCGTCGTACATTGGACGCGGAATCAGCTTTTGGCCAATCTCATACAGAGCAAGAAGCCATGGGATTATGTCCTGTTCATGGACGACGACATTGTGCCGGCACCGGACTCGCTCATAAAGCTGTTGGGGCACGGCAAGGACATCATCGGAGCCGTTTGCACGAAGCGCATTGACCCTCCGGTGCCGAACATCCGGCTTTGGGAAGAGTCGACCGGGAATTTCAAAGAGATCCTTGATTGGCGCGATGACGGCCTTTTGGAAGTCGGAGCGGTAGGAACCGGAATGATTCTGCTTTCCCGTCATGCGCTCGAACAGGTGGCGGAGGTTTGGTTTGATGCCCTGGTGGAGAAAGAGGTCTATGGGATCTCCGATGAAACTGCGGCGCATCTCCGGCGGGAAAGGCTGGCAGCATTCGATGAGAATGGGAATGCGTGGTGGTTTCGCTTTCTGCCGCACATCCAGCGCGGACATGCGGAGTATGGCGAGGATATGAGCTTTTGCCTCGCGGCGGCACGCTATTGCGGGCTTGGGATCTGGTGTGATACGAACGTGCGGCCCGGGCATCTCGGGAAATATCCCTACTCGGTCAACGACTTTCTGCCGTATCAGCGCGAGGTCATTGCGCGCGCGATGAAAGAAGGCCGGGTGTTTGAGCAAGAGAATCGGGAGAAGATCATCATCGAGCCATGAACCGCGACGAAATTATAGAGATGGTGCAGAAGCTCACGGAGCGTAAGAGCGAGAATGTCCTGGAGCCTTTGACGCTCTATCGGCACGTGCTGCATCAATTCTGCGGCGAGGCTCGATTCTGGTGGCGGAAGCGGTCTTTCAGCTTCAATACAGTGGCCAACACTCCGCAGTATGATCTCTCAGCCGTGGCGACAACTCCCGATGTGAGCGTGCTTTCAGCGGAAGAAATTATCCGCATCCACTATGTTTCCACGACGAAGACGATCACCGAACTCACGCCGGTATTTGATGATCTGACCATTGCGGAATTAATCGAGCAATTTGATACTCCGGGGCTTCCTGGAATCTGGTGCTTTGACGGAACGGACTATAAAACCATCCGGCTCAACATGCCGAATGCGGCATACAAGATCCGCGTCTTTGCTTGGATGATGCCCAACCCGGCCACGGACGATCCGAGCGCGGTTGTGCCTCTTGTGCCGCCGTGGCTGCATAAAGCCATTGTCCATGGGATGGAAGCTTATATATGGCGTGTCAGCTATGGCCAGCAGGACGAGCGGTTTGTGACGGCCAAAGCAGCCTACGATCAGACGGTCGATATGGCGAAACTCAGGCCGCGGTGGAGCGTCCAGGGTAACCTCCAGTTCATCAGTCCGGAATCCAGCGTGCAAACCACAGGGCGGGGCACGGCATTCTAGATGCCTAAGCTCGGGGCGATTGAGGTTTTTGAGTTCGGCGGCGTCGACTCGCGGTCGAATCCGCTCAATATGCCGCAAGGGCGGGCGCTGCGCTGTCTGAATTTCGCACCAAAGCAAAATGGGGAATTGGACCTCCGCTGGGGATATAGCACCGTCTCAATGGATACGGTGACTTCGGCGAACAATATTCACACGATCATTCCCTACAATCTATATAGCGGCACGAAGTACCTTGTCTTCGGGCAAGGCGCGGGTCAGATTTACGCGCTCAACTTGCAAACCGGCGTGCGCTCACAGCCAACAGTGCGCGGCGCTTCGATCTCAGGCAGTCCATTTCAAGGCTACTTTTTCAACAATCGCCTGCACTTTGGCGATGGGATTCGGGCCGGGAAGTTCTATGACGGAAATGCGATCCGCGACAATGGGCTGCGGGCCTTGAATTCCCTGGACGCTGCGGGCAGCAGCGTCAGTATAGGAGCGAATGACACACTTGGAATTCCTGCTTCGACGATCGGCGGAAACACGCCCGGCTATCAATTTTTCATGTCCATTTTTAATCCCCTTACCGGCCATGTCGGTAACCGGATCGCCATTGGAGCCCGGGTTGCGCCTTCAACTGCAAGCGACATCAATATTACCGGCCTGCCCGACTTGTCTGGAGAGGACACGGAATGGGTTAAGGCCATCGGCCGCACTAACGATGGGGCACTGACTCCCTACTGGATAGTGGATGCAAGCGGAAATCGTATCAGCGCCGGAAACACAAATACGACGATCACAATTACGCAATCGGGAATCGATGGCAATTCCGAACTGCCAACACGCAACGGCGTCATTCCATCCGTTTGCAGCATGTTCGCCACGGTGGGCGATTATGTTTTTGCTGCAGATACAGGAAGCCCAACGATTCGCAAGAGCGGTTCAGTAGTCGACCAACGCAATGGGATATTCGTTGGCCAGCCGGAGCAATCTTGGGCTCCAGATGATATTGAGACCTTCCCGACAGCGGCTAATGTTACCGGAATTTTCGAGTATGACTATGAACTGATCGTTGGAACGCAGCATGATATTGCCGTGCTGACCGATTATGCCGGCGCGCTCCAATGGCGCGGCCCCTGGAATGTTGGAGTCGCCGGCCCGCGGGCCGGATGCAAGACGCCATATGGTTTCTATTGGCTGAATTGGGAGCGTCAACTTTGCACCTTCGTTAATGGTCTGCCGGTGGCGATCTCGGAAGAGTATGAGGCGACGGAGTTGTCGCTTCTCGGATTCGCGGATCTGTCATCCGTCGAAGTAGCCTATTTCCGCGATGCCCAGAAGCAAATCGATGTTCTGGCCATCAAGGGATTTCTAGCGGATCGCACAACCTCACATATCGTCTATCACGATTTCCGCTTGAGAGATGGGCGGAGCCCATATGGGCAGGGATATGGCGCAACTTATGTCGGAGCGCTGGCAACGCAGTTCACGATTGCGGCGGGAAGAGATGGAACTGGCAAGCTACGGCTTTTCGCGGGCTGTTCCAGCGGAAACACAGCAACACAAGGGCGCATCTATCAGCTTTTCGACACAGCCAATGATGCCGGGAATGAGTTCTCTGCCAATTATGTGATGCTCATCAATGGCGGCCCGGAGCGGCCCTCAATTCCGTTTATCGATTTCTATGGTGACCGGAACGTGCAGATATCGGTTGGGCGAGAACTCGACAATACGACCAGCATTGAGAATTTGACGCCGTTGGACAATCCCGCCCAACAAGTTCAGGGGCAGGAACACAATTTGCTCTATCGAGCGAAGCTGGCGAAGCCGGAAATCCGCAATGCCTATGTGCAGATCGATTTGGTTTCCCATTCAACGGATGGCAGCCTCGCGCTGAACACGATTCCGCATTATCCGCTTGAAAGCTATGGGCGCATTTGGGCGATGATCCCGGCAACCGGAGAGACTAGGAACCGATGAAATCGATTGCAACAGTGTCGAGTTCGCCAAAAGAGAACTGGCAGAATCGCATTCGTGTGGCCGATACGGTGTCAACGCGTGGAACCAACCAGCGGACAGACCCGCCTCGCGACATTCAAGCGCAACCAAGCTCTCGCGGAGCGCTCGTGACTTGGAAGCTCCCGGCAACACGTTCTCGGCAGATTGCCGGTTGGCGCGTCTACCTAAATGACGAACATACCCTATTCCAGTCAATCAATGACCGCGCAGTGCGGCAATGCTTGGTGACTCTGACATCCGGCGCCAGTCCACAGTCATACAATATCTTCGTTTCCAGCGTAAACTCCTATGGTTCTGAGTCTGTAAAGGCCCGGGCGACGGCAAAGGCGACGGCCGAGAGCGGTGCTCCAGCGGTTCCATCTCCTCCGCCCGGCTATACGCAGGAGATTTCCGGCGGTGCGGATCGGCGGCGCGGTGCCAAGGCCCAATATGCGGCGGTGACCATCTGATTCGAATCGCCCCGCTGGATTTCATCCGGCTAGACCACGCGGCAATAAAACCGCTCGACACAGCCCTCTGGGTTGCGGCGGAGGAGTTCTTTCGCCGGGAGCTGTCGACGTCGTTCCGCGCAGAAGATGCGCTCAAAACTTGGGTTGCTTACCGTCCAGGGCCGATTGTGATTGGCGCGACGGCGATCTGCATGAGACCGGACATTTTCATGTTCAGGACGGCGGGAACGGATGCAGCGAAGAGCACCAGGCTCCTGATTGAGCGGTTGCAGTGGTATTTCGCGGATCAGGGCTTCCGCGGGCAGGATGTGACCCTGCACATCAGCGGCAAGGATTCACCGGAACAGCGGTGCCCGAAATGGGCGGAATCGCTCGCTTCCGTCGATGCGCGACCGGCAGACAGATTTCTAGTCTTGGTGAGGTGATCCATGGGCGGAGGCCCGACGCAGCTACAGAAACAGCAGGCGCAACAGCAAGCAAGTCTTGCCAACCAGCAGGCCGGGGCGGCACAGCAGCAGCAGCAATTCGCGCAAAACCAGCAACAGATGGTCAATCCGTTCTATCAAAGCCGCATGCAGAACGGTAACCCCTACTATGCCAATCAGATAGATCAGGTTTCCGGCAATGTGGCGCAAGCCTTTGCCCCGGCACGCGCACAGCTCTATCAGCAGCTTGGCAGCCAGCAAGGCTTGCCGTCCGGTTTTAAGACTCAGGCCTTGACCGATCTAAATAGTCAACAGGCTCGGGCCTTCGATCAGGGCCTACTCGGGGCGCAAATGGGGCAGGAACAGGCAAAGCAAGGCGGTGCTGCCGGAATAATGGGACAGGGCCAACTCGCGCAGCAGGGAGCACTTGGCTATTACGGTGGCGCCAGCGGGGCCAACAACTCGATTATGAATGCGCCTCTACAAGGTCCGTCAGCTCTTGGGGTACTTGGTGGACTGGCGGGCGGGATTGCTGGAGGCTTTGGCGGCGGCGCTGGAGCTGGATTCGCGAAGCGCCTGTTTCATTGATCGCCTCGTCATCCGTCCAGGCCTTGCAAAGCGTTCCGTTATAGTGAAGACGCACGATTCCGGCCTGTTCGATCTCGCCATGACCTCCAGGCAAGCCGCATTGAATCCTTCGAGGCGAAATAGAATTGCATCTCATGCTTTTCATTATGTCTGTAACCTATTGCAAATGCAACTAAAAGGTTGAAATATGGGGCAAAATTTCGGTTCTACCGGACAGCCGCAGCCGCAAAATCCGCAGCAACAGCCGAACGGTTCGGCTAATCCGCTTCAGACAGTTGGACAGCAGGCTCCAGGAAATGGGTTGTCCCATCTTAATCAGTGGAATAAGCGGCAGAGCGGATATCCGGTCGGGCCGAATCCAGGCCAGATGTTCTTTGGAGGGCAATAAATGGGCGCCATGGGAACGGTTATTCCGGCTTTCCTGAAGAACGTGCTCCCGCCCGATCCCGGCGCGATCGATGCGAACGGCCAGCCAGCCATGGCTCCGCAATTCTCCGCGCAAACCGCACCTCCGCCGGCAGGCCCTCCACCGGACGTTCCCCAAGATGTTCCACGTGGAATCCAGGATCAATTTCCGCAACTTCCCGCTGATAACACACCAAATCCGGCGCTTCAGGGTCCGACAAAGCTACATGCGCTGCTTTCCATTCTTGGACAGGGAGCCTTGGGCGCGGCGGCGGGGGCCAGTCAGCGGAATTTCGGCGCTGGCTTCGAACAAGCAGAACAGTTGCCTTTTCTCCGGGCAATGCGCCAGCGACAATTGCAGCAGGCAGACTTACAGAATCAGCACCTTGCAGCGCAAACGCAAATGTTGACCAATACCGTGCAATTTACCGATCCGCAAGGGAATCACTATCAGATCCCGCAAGGGCAGCTTCCGGCATTCCTGAAGACCGGGATCACAGAAGCCGGAAAGAATCAGCGGCAGGGAGCGGCGATCTCCAGCAAAGAGGGCATTGCTGCGCAGACAAATTCGACGAATCTGCGGAAACAAGGGCTTATCCAAGACGATTCAGCGCCGAACGGCGTTCGGCCATTGACTTATGACGAGATGAGCCCTAATGAACAGGCAGTTCATGATTTGAAGTCTTCCCAAGCCGATGCGGCTTCCGCACGCGCAGACCTTGAACGGGCCAAGAATGATCCGAACTCACCGGCCTATAAGGCGGCCTATGGAAGGCTCCAAGTTGCGCAACAGAATGCCAACACGGCAACGCAGCGGTTGGGACTCGAGGGAATGAAATTCAACGCCGATTACCTTGGAACTGGACCCGGCGGCGCGGCGCTTCCCGGAGCGCAGACCACAGAGGCAGGAACTCCGATTGGGATTAAGGTCTCCAATGCGAATAAGACCCCGGCTACACGGTTGAATAAGGGCGACTTAGCAAACAATGTGGTGGAAAATATCGGCAACGTCACCCAAATCATCCAGAGGCGCCCGGATCTCTTCGGGAAGCTCGCGGGCCGATTCACGACCGTTGAGCAGATGATAGGAACTGACGATCCGGACATTGCGGAGCTCGGACAGCGGATTCACAACATAGCTCTCGCTTCCAACGGAGTTCACGGAGTGCGCGGAGCCGGAGCTGTCGCGCAGACTGAAGCCCAATTGCTCAACCACTTCCGAAATGGCCCGCAGGCGACACAGAAAGCCTTGAGCACATTGGGAGATAGCGTCAAAACCTTTGGCGCGGCGCAGACCTTCGGAAATAGGCCAGCACCAGGACCGGCAACGCCCACCGGAGCGGGCGCAAAGCGGCAAGCCAATAATCCGCACGCTGATCTCGGATTCGTTCCAGATTAAGCCGAGCGAAAAGAGCGATCGCCCATAAGGCTATTCCGGGGATCATTGGGAAAATGCCGATAACCCATGATCCCCGGCTGATTGCCATAAATGGGAGCGCATACCAGAAAAAACTCTCGCCCAGAGTGAATGGCGCGAGAAGCAGCGGAACGATGAGATAGGAGCCTATTGAGTAGCGAAACAGGCTTTGGAGGGCGGCAATCATGTTGAGGCAAACGATAGCATGACATCCCCGATGGTTCCAGTGATTTCGCCCGAAGGCCAACCGGGCCAGATCCCGCAAGAGAATCTGAGCGCGGCAATTGGACGCGGCTTCCAAACGGCGGTGCGCATGACTTCACCGGAAGGGCAATCCGGCTGGATACCGCAATCGAATGCGGCGGCGGCGCTCTCCCGCGGATTCAAAGTTGGTCAGCCAGCAGTGCAAAGCCAAAGCCAATCGGGGGCACTTTCAACGGCGGCGCGAGAATTCAGCCTTGGGGCGGCAGCGGGAGCCGGGCTTCCGGAAACTCAGCACGCTTCCGACTTTTCCCTGCTGCCCGGCCTGAAGCAGATAGTTACGCATCCGGTGGACTCCGCAAAGCTCCTCGGTGGTGCGATCGGCGGGGCGCAAACTGGGCAGCTAAGGCAGGCGGCAGAAGCGGCTAAGGAGATCCCCGGCAATCTGACCGACTCGAATCTCCCATGGATGCAGCGCCTAAAGGCGGCGGGGGCCAATGCCGGATTGGCTTGGACGCACGCCCAAGGTGGTTTGCTGCCTCTAATTGGGCCGGCTGCAGTAGGGGCCGGGACCGAGATCGGACAGGGAATCCAGGGCGGTGACATAGCCAGCGCCGCGCATGGTGTTGGACAGGCGGCAGGACTTCTCGGAACTCTGGCACTTGGCACTCGCGGCGGTCAGGCCATGGCCGGGAAAGCTCTTGAAGGCGTCAAGGCTCCAATTGAAACGGCTGGCAATTACCTCACAAAGGCGCTAGGAGGCGGCGCGGAAACAATGGCGCGGCAACCCCTGCCAGCGAGCCAAGGCGCTGCAGGAGCGGCAACGAATGCTGATCTGGCATCATTTGCGAAGAGCAAGGGAATCGACCTAACCCCGGGGCAAGCTACCGGCGAACCGGCCTTGCAGACCATCCAGGCGATTGGGGAGCGGGCGGTAGTCGGAAAGTCCGGCGCGGCGCTGCGGCAGCATCTCCTAAACCAAAAGCTGCAATTCTCGAATGCCTTGGAAGATTTCAAAGACCGTATGAGCCCGAGCGCGGCAACTCCAGATACAGAGAGCATTGGTAACAACATTAAAAGCCAAGTCTATAACGCCCAAAACGAGCTAAAAGCGGCTGCCCAACGGGATTTTGAGGCTTTCCGGCAAGGCGACGGCGGAAATATGCGTGTCGATTTGACCGCAGCCAAGCAGGCGATGCCCGCACGGCTGGAGAAATTTGGCCTTGAGGAGAGCGAATTGCCTCCGGTTGTGCGGAAGGCTCTGGGAGACCAGCCGGTTGTCCTCAATGGACAGCAAACCTTGCCGTCTCAGCTTCCGCCGCAAGTTCGTGCTGTCCTCGGGCTGGATACCCCGGACGTGGCCCGAGCGCAGACTATCCGCTCCAACCTGCTTGATATTGCCAGGGATCATCCCGATGGACGAATCCGGGCTTTCGCCAGCCAAGCCGCAAAGGATGTCGACACGGCAATCGCCAACTCCGCGAATCAGGCCGGTGTCGGGCAGCAATACCGCGCAGCGAATGCGAAATGGAAGCATCTCGCCCAGAACTATTACGACCCGAGTTCGCCACTTTCCAAGGTACTGAACCAGCCCGACGGCACGAAGATTCCAAACCAGTTGCTTGCATCCGGTAAAGAGGGCGGAAGTCCGGCGGTCCTCCGACAGCTCCATGGCGAAGGTATTGATCTTTCCCCATTGAAGCGCCAAGTTATCCAGAATATCGAGGAAAATGGCTTCCATCTGACCTCGGGCGGTACGCGCCTTGGGCAATATTCTCCGGCCTTTCTCAAAACACTCTTCGCTCCGGGCGAGCTCGCCGAACTGCAGAACTATGGCCGGATCTCCCGGGCAATCAAATATGAGGTCAATCCGTCGGGCACCTCAAATGTCGTGCAAGGCGAACGCCAGTTGCATGGAATACTGTCGCGGAGTGCGAGCGCACTTACAGGCCCAACAGCGGCTTGGCTGACAATGAAACCCGGCTTCAAGGCGGCAATGGCTCCTCCAGGGTCGACACAATTGGCGATAGGCGGGGCGCCGCTGTCATCTCTTCAGCCTCCACCCTCTCCGCCTTCAGTGCCGGCAGGGATTCTTCCATTCCTCCAGGCAGCGCAAAGGAGATCCAAATAAATGGGCCAAACACCGGCAAAGATATTTCCGCCTCCAAGTCCCTTCGGCGCTAGCAACACAAATGTTGTCAGCCAAGCGCAAGCCGGTGAGCAAGCTCCGCCAATGGCTCAAATGCAAGGCGGCCAAAATTCCGGAGAAATGCAAGGGCCAGCCGCGGGGCCGCAATTCCAGTTCCAGGGATATCCGGGCGGCCCTGCTGGAGGCATTGGCAATCCGCAGCAGATTGGCAATATGATGCAGCAGCAATACCCCAATCAACAGATGTTTGGCCGATCCATAAATCAAAGGCAGAATGGGCTTATATGAAGCGCATCTTCGCTATCCTGATTCTTCTGTCATCTGCGGCTTTCGGCACAACGACGGTGACCGGCAATATTCGGGATCTTGGAACCGGTGCGATCGGCACGACGGCATTCGTGCGCTTTTGGCTTCGCGGATGCGGCGGAAATCAGCCATTTGTTAGCGGAACCGGCATGATCGGTCCAAGCCAAGGGGGAGTTTTTTATAAGGATTTCTCTGCTGATGCGACCGGGGCTATTTCCGGTACGCTCTATTCGACTCGCGATGCAACTGGCTTGCTCGGCGGTGATATCACTTGCGGAACCTCAACGACGGCCGTCTGGTATGGGATGCAGATCTTCAACAATGGCAAGGGCGCCCCGGAGACCATGCTGCATGCTAAAAACGGCGTGGCTATCAATATTGGGAGTCCGGTTCCGATTACGACCTTTCCCGTTGTGCCTCCGGCAACCGGAGACACGTTCTATTTCCGCTTGGATGGCGGAAACGACAGCATTAAGAACATCAGCAATACCGAAGTCGATTTGCTTGGAAAGATTTGCTGGCCAGACACGACATGCCAGACGACGGCCGCAGCCGGTGGTAGCGGAACAGTTACCAGCTTTTCAGCCGGCAATCTTTCGCCGCTCTTTACGACCTCGGTTACCACAGCATCCACGACTCCCGCGCTTAGTTTTTCCCTCTCTAATGCCAGCGCCAACACGGTTTATGCCGGCCCGACCAGCGGCGGCGCGAGTGCCCCGATCTTCCGCGCTCTCGTGAATGCCGATATTCCGACAGGAGACCAGAATCCAGGCACAACAACGGGAGACGTGTTAGACTGCTCCAACACGGCTACTCCCTGCACTCTGGAGCGAATCGGAATCGGTACTCCAGGTCAAACACTGACAGTCAATAGCGCAGGCACACATGCCCAATGGACGAGTCCATTCTCTATAAAGATTGGCCCACAGAATGGCGCGGTAGCAGCCACAACCATTGTTCCCGCCGGTACGGCTGGACTCTATGTAGTCGATTATTATGGCTCAGTTCCAACACCTTGTTCAAGCGGAACTGCTCACATCGACTTTATGATGATGACCACCGACGATTCCGGCTTGCCAATCTCGGATGGTGCGAGCGCGAACGCCGATCCTGGAGTGTTTGCGATATCATCTTTCCAGCTCAATAACTTTCAGAGCACTGGAGGTATCTATACTCCGACGCAGGTATTTCCGAATCCGGTGTCAATTGCCTCGAATGGAACAGCACCAATCCAATATCAGATTTACTATGAACCCTGCAATGCTGGCGCTTATACCTGTTCCGCCGGTGTGATCGATTGCACGACGACCCCGGGAGTACCAGCTTGCACCGCCGGTGGTACAGCCTCATGCGCTGGAGGTCAAACGGTGGCCTGTCATCGAATCTACAATGCCACCGCAACCATCACGAATCGATATGCTGGAACGTGCGACATCAATGCGCAAAGCGCCAATGGCACCTATGTTATTAGGCTTGGAGTGCAGCGAGTACAATAATTTTAAATCCAATTTTTACCACAGATCAATATGAGTATATATCTCGATAATTATATTGACTTTATGGGATTGTTTTCCTAAACTCCCACAGGCAAGCAAAAGTAAATCCTGTGAATATCTTTTTGTGGATCAGTTATCCGAAGCTGTCCACAGAAATAAGTCTTGTTTTAAAGAAACTGTGGACGAGTTAAAAGCCAATGGCAGCTATAAAGTAAATCGCTTTACCACAAATCCACAGGCAACGACTGCTTTTACTATCCTATATATAACTCTAAATTAGGTTTTCAGTGGTAGTATTCCGCTCATGATTAATCGTCTTCCCGGCGGATTCTGCTTCGCGCACGGTCCCTACTCGGACACCATCGGCTGCCCAAGATGGCCTGATTGCGTCACCGATCCGGCGCTGTACGAAGTCGTGATGTTCTCGCACGGAAAGGCGATTGGCTTTCGCATCGAAGTCCCGGCGGTCCCGGTGCGCTGCCTTTGCGGGCATGAGCACACCGGAAAGTGCATCCAACAGCTTGAAGGAGGGCTCAACTGTGGGTGCCTACAAGCAATTGCGCGATGAATATTCACTTCAAAATCTTTACGGAAAAAGGACGAATCTCCAAACCATTCCCCGGCGGAGACTCGAAGACAGAGTACATGTACCTTCGTTCCAAAAAGTAACCATGCCGGTTTTTACTTTAGCGCTTGTGTCTTGCATTTACCTGAGTTACAGTGCCCCTGTGGTAGGTTTAACGGAATCCGGGCAGCTATTGGGCGGAGGGATTGTGCTGCTCGGCGTAGCGCAGCTATTGGGAATTATTTTTCCGTTCATCCTGAAAATGCGCGGAAAATCCTCCTCGGAAAAAACTGCTGGTGAACTCTCACCGGAGCATTGGAACGAGAAATTCTCGCGACATGAGCAGATTCTCGTAAACCAAACAGAAATCCTCAAAGGGCTAGCAGCGATCGTAAAAGAAAATCTAGACATCTCGAAGCGTATGGAGATTTGGGCTGCTGCTGAACGCGAGTTGAAACTTCAAGCACGAGCCCGAATATGAACATCACAGTCACCAGGAAATGGTTCACCGCGCTATCGACAATCGGGGAGCTTGAGTGCCTGAATGCTGCGCATGGGCCATTCCACTGCTTCACGCTGGAGCCGCCGAAGAAAGATCCGCCCGCCAAGCCGCGCTGCATACCGCCCGGCACCTATGAGGTCATCTGGAGATTCAGCCAAAAGCATCAGATGTGGGTGCCTGGAATCGAGAATGTTCCAGAGTTCACAGATATCGAAATTCACTCCGGCAACTTCCCGAAAGATACAGAAGGCTGTTTGCTCGTGGCCGAATCTCGCGGGAACGTCGTGCCCAGCGGGGCAGATTCTATCTTAAACTCTAAAGTGATCTTCGCCCGCCTAGCCTACGAGTACATCAAGCCAGCAATCGACGCGAAAGAGAGAGTTTGGATTACCTACATGGAGAAACCGGAATGATCTGGGGATTTTTCTATCGGTTTTTGATGAAGCTGGCCCATCGCTTCCACTGGCATTATGCGCCGCCGTCCTATCCCGATGGTGACACTCAACTCTGGTGCCAGTGGTGCGGATTCCGGCAGACAATCAAACGGCGCACGCGCACCATTGCAGAGCTAGAACAGATCCTTGCTGAGCCGCCGGATAGCTATGAGGTGAAAATTAATCCCGATGGGTCGATTAAGGCGGTAAAACGTGGCTAGCATAGGCGGAGTACTCAGCAAGGTAGCTCCCTGGATTGCCGCTGCGGCTTCAGCTCCGCTCCCCGGATTTGTAGGAATGGCCGCGCAGACGCTTAGCGGGCTCCTAGGCAAGACGGTGGCTCCCAACGCCCAAGCGATCACCGAGGCGGCCAGAAACGCCTCTACGGAACAATTACAGGCCATCCGGGCGGCAGATCAAGACTTCGCGCTCAAGATGCAAACCTTGGGCTTTCAAAGCATCGAACAAGTGCTCCGGGCGGATGATGACGATAGGGCCAATGCCCGCGCCCGGGAGATTGCCTTGAAGGACCGGCTCCCGGCGATTCTGGCGCTTGCGGTCAGCGCGGCATTCTTCGGGCTCCTTTGGATTTTGGCCCGCTGGAACATTCCAAAGGAAAATTCCTCGATTCTTTATGCCACGGTAGGGACTTTGGGCACGGCCTTTATTTCGATCATCGGCTACTACTTCGGCAGCTCGGCCGGCAGCGATGCAAAAACCAAGATCATTGGGGATATTGCGAAGTCGTGAAAGGATTGCGCATAGTGCCGGTGTCGCTGGAGGAAGCAAATGCCTTTGTCCAGCAGCATCACCGGCATCATAGGCCGGTTCCTGGCGCCAAGTTTTGTATCGGCTGTGCAAATGGCAGTGCAATTGTTGGTGTAGCGATTGTTGGCCGTCCTGTTGCGCGGATGTTGGACGATGGATTGACTCTTGAAGTCAATCGGGCTTGCACTGATGGCACTAAAAACGCCAATTCATGTCTATATGGCGCGGCCCGGCGAGCGGCGTTTGCTCTCGGATATAGGAAGCTGATTACCTATACTCTGCCAGAGGAGAGCGGCTCCAGTTTGGCCGGTGCCGGTTGGAAGTGCATGGGATTGGCCGGTGGCGGAAAATGGGCAAGGGAATATCGCCCACGAGTAGATACCCATCCGCTTCAGTCAAAAATCAAATGGGAAGTGCCAGCGCAATGCTAGAGCATCTCAAGCTCGCCTTCGACATCGCTCTGACCGTTCTTTCGGGCGTGGCTTATTGGGGATGCGTAGAGAAGCTAAAAGCCTGCATCAAAGAGCGCCAGGCAACAGCAGAGATTAAGCGTGAGTTGTTTCAGGCATTCTTGAAGGATCTGGCCGGTAAGGCTAATGGGCAGGCTGTCTAAGTCCAGGCCGTTTCTTCCCACACCAAAAGCATTCATTCGCTGGCCGCGAAGGGCCGTCATCGTATACATGGCCGCCGTGTTTCCGCACACACTGGAACTCAATCCACGCCCGTCTGATTCGTCGCAACAATTCAGGCATATTCTTTATAGGCAACAGCCTCTCCTCAA